GTACTAGACTGATGACGGAATTTCGCGCCCAAGTGCAGGGCGCATGCACGGAGGACGTACCCGTAAGGGGCGTGCTGGTAATACCCTCCATGGATTCTAGTTGACGCGCCGCCTACGTTTGGCCATGTGATTAGGAATCACTCCTCTCCCCAGAGAAGTTCAAAGGGGCCGCTACACCATGCGGTGACCGAAGCCGAGCATAGGCTTAGTGGGTGGAAAGGCAGATTAAACTGTCTTAGGGTTAGTAAGTGTGAGCTGGTGACGGCAACCACTGGAAACTCAAATACCTGTGCTGCCAGTTGATTATAGCAGCCGCCATTGTTCCAGGCGTTCGTTAAGAGAACAGGACACACACGCACTTGTGAGCCTCACGGCTAATGGCATCAATTCCAGTAGGGATCTGGATACGAAACTTCCCGCCAGCCAATTGGTTTGTAGTTTACTACTATTGGACGTACACTACCGCGAGGGGGTCCCGCTCAGGGTGAAGAGACGGTTGATGGTCCCGAGGACCACATTCCACTCCATACACGCAGACACCAGATATCATGCCTAGTATTACAGCTCCAACACCAGCCCCACCCGTTGTGTCTGATCCGTCGGCGATGTTTGCAAACAGTGAGGAGTGGAAGGTGAAGGCACACATTGTGCCCTTCAGGAAGGAAACCAGGGTTAAGGTTGGGCCGTGGATGGCTTTCAAGATGTTGTTTCCGGGTTACATCAAACCGGTGGTACAGCTTGAGGTGAAGAAAGTTGTCGAGGAGTACAACAACCCCTCGGTGACAGATCCGTCCGCGGCTCTGGTTGATGTGGGAGAGGGGATGCGCAAGCCACGCCATTCTAACAAGAACTGGTACGCTGCGTATTCCTTACTCGCACATGCCCAATTTCATAGCCCGAGGTTCACGCGAGCCAATGAGATGGTAGTCTCAACGTGGATCAGGAAGGCGATGGAAGCCGATGGAATCCGGAGGGTTGACATTGCCAGTGTTCTTCCCATGGCGGTCCGAATAGCGTTTGTTCCTACAGACATGGACGCTATGGCCGTGATGGTGGACAACACTCCAGTAGTCAGGCGTGCCCACAAGGCACGCGACATGAAGTACTGGAGCAACTGGTTTGGTCTTCGCCGCAGTCACTACGAGAGTGACTGTTAGGGTGGCCCAGTGAGTGTACCGGGGAGGGACGGACATGAGTCCAAAGCACCCAACCCTCCCAGTTTGGCGGTATCACGAATTTTGGGAGCCACGTCACGCGTAAGACGCACTTTCTTGGTGGGGCAGAAGATGTCCCCGCCGCGTCAAATCTACGCTTTTAATTCATCTTTACAAAATCTCGTCACGGGAGTAAAAGAACGGGTGTTTTTCGTCAAGGATACATCCGGAGAGTTCGTAAGGCCTCCTCAGGCTTTACCGGACGTCTTTGAAACCAGGCTAAGTGGCGTTCGCAAAAGAGTCATGGCACGTTGCTGCTTTGTTTCCCCGGTGGAGAGGGCGTCATACCCCTTGTTGTACACGGGCAAAAAGAGGGCAATATACACGACTGCAAACGAGACCTTGCAACACAGGGACTTGAATGCTCGCGATTTCCAGGTCAGTATTTTCACAAAGACCGAGAGAACACTTAAGCCAGGCGCAGTAGCCAGGATCGTTTCGCCAATGAGTCCTGAAGCAAATCTAGAAACGGGTAGGTTCGTGAAGCCTATGGAACACCCGTTGCTAGCGGCGATCGCTGAGACGGCTGGACACACCGTTGTGATGAAAGGAAAGAATGCATCGCAGGTTGGTGCCTGTCTAGCTCAGCACTGGGAGGATATGGGAGGCACAGGTGACTGTGTCGCTATCGGATTGGACGCGTCAAGGTTTGATCAGCATGTGGGGGTGCAGGCATTGGAGTTTGAGCATACTCATTATCCGCCTTTGCTTGCAAGCCCACAGGACAGGAGGAGGCTTAGATGGCTGTTGTCTAAACAGTTGCATACTTCAGCGTTCGGCCGTACGGCTGAGGGTGTTGTCAAGTATGACGTCGAAGGCACTCGCCTGTCTGGAGTGATCAACACCGGGTTGGGCAATTGTATTTTAGCGTCCGAGATGTGCATAGCGTACTGTGAGGGAAAAGACATCCGTTTTCGCTTGGCGAATAACGGGGATGATTGTGTGTTGTTCATCCATCGTTCAGATTTGTCTCGGTTTTCCGCAGGCCTCAAAGAGTGGTTCAGGGACATGGGTTTCACTATGGTGGTTGAAGACCCAGTGTACGACCTTGAGAAAGTTGTATTCTGTCAATCTCAACCGGTGTGGGATGGACGGGCGTGGACCATGGTCCGCGACCCCCGCACCGCATTGGCGAAGGATTGTGTGTCCTTGAAACCTTGGCACAGCGCCAAGGGGTTCGAGAGTTGGATCAAAGGGGTGGGTATGTCCGGCACGTCTCTTGCCGGTGGTATGCCCATTTTCGATTCTTTCTATAGCTCGTTCGTTCGAGCTGGGAAAGGCCGTTCACCTAGACATCCAACCATCGAGGATGGCGGCCTCTACTGGCAGTCGCGAGGCATGGCCCGTCGTGGTCTTCCCGTGACTGACGAGGCGCGTCATTCTTTTTGGTTAGCATTCGGGATACCACCCGATATGCAACTCCAACTTGAGAACCACTACTCACGTATAACCCCGAGTTACACACCACCCCAGGACGTTGGAATGTCATACCCCACATGGGATTATGATTTCCTGGAGTGTTAGTTCCAGGCTGCGGAGCAACAATACCGAACCCCTTAGCGCAGGGATACAGCGTAATTGGGTTATGTCAATTAATGGACCAAACCGGTGCTTAACAGCTTAATACTTCCGGCCCTTCGGGGATGCGATTTCTCTATGTCTTTTCGTTAGAGAATGAGCATGCTAAACAAAATGCCGAGAGACTGCACGGCTCCGCGGGTTGAGGACACAACCTGTATGACATGATGGACAGTCCCGTCGTGGTGGCGGGATCCAATACACACCACAACAATCATTTCGCAAATTACTATTAACTTCTATTCTGCCACTGTCATTGTACGCAATGGCACCGAAACTCCCAAAGAAGCAACCCAAAATGCAGGCACGCAAACCGTCTACCAAGGTTATCGTGGCGCCAACGACGCGCGCCATCCGATCGACAGGCCCAAAGGGCCATCGCCAGCAGTGCATGGCGATCGAAGTCAAGTCAGGCCTCCAATCCTTCGTGCTCCACCCGGATCTGATCCCGTGGTTCGCGGGGATAGCCCCATCCTTCCAGAAGTGGGGCCTGGCAAACCTGAAGATATGGTACGAACCGAGGGTGTCGACCTCAACAGACGGGACAGTAGCGATGGCGGTCCTTTCGGACTTCAAGGACGCTACCCCGATCTCGTAC